TGAATCAGCACTTGTAGTGCTTTTACCATAAAAACTATATATATTTAAAACAGCCATTATTCCATAAAGAAGCTTTTAGCTTCTATCTCTTGTTTTAATTCTTCTTGAAACGTTGTATTTAATTTTTCTAACACAGCATCTAAATCTCTTACTAAAGACTGAGCCACATCTTCTTGATATTCTTTACTGGCTCGTGTCAATGATTGTACTATCTTTGCCATTATCTTCTTCCTCCTGAATGTATATCTAATCTAAACGTTCCTAATTTCCAGTTAGAATCTATAGCACTATTAGATATGGTTAATGCTACAGCTCTTGCTCTCGCCCTAGTATCAATTTTTTTAGTGCTTGTTGTAATTGTAAAAGGACCAAGTGATGAACTTGCAGAAGTATCATTAGGATAATCTCTTAAATCTAATTGCACAACTGTATTACCTGTTTGAGAAATAAAATCAGGAACAACTCTACTTACTCTCATTATAAATTCTCCATCTCCTCTAAGATCAGCCAAAGAAGTAGCGGCTCCTCTAATTACTTTTTGTGTAATATCATAATCACCTGAAGTTATATTAGCTGGAATGGCAGTTATATTACCACCTTTAATTTGATTAGTTCCAGTTTCATGTTCATAGTAAATAGTGCTTCCTTCTGTATTTCCTTCAACATCAAAAGAATCATCATCACTAGCATCGTAAGCTGTTGCATGAGGTAAACCAAAAACTGCTGAGTCTTGCCAAGTAGTTCTTTTGCACAATGTACTTGCATTTGAATACCAAATAGGTCTTTCAAAAGTTGAATCTAAATAACTATATAAAACTGATCTATCGGTAACGTTTGATGTAGATGTTGGATAGAACCACATTACTTCTCCGAACAAGTTATTAATTCCACAGTATACTAATTGATTAGATGTGGTATTTAAATCATCGTAAACGTAGTCTTCAACTAAACAGTCCATAGATTCTAGTTTACCAGTGTATCTAAAGAAACCATTATCAGACATCCAATACGCAGCACCATCAACTTCAACGGCGGCATTCATACCAATTAATCCACAGTTAGTTCCAACTTGTTCATAGGCAAAGGTAAAAGGACTTCCAACAAATCTCATGGTAAATAAAGATGTATCAGTCCAAACATAAAGAGCATTTCTACCAAGTTTAGCTCCCATGATCCGTGATCCGGCGGCCAGTCTTTGTGTACCAGCACTATTGGTTGCAGTTGGTGCCCATGTATTTATATCTTCTTGGTCCGAGAACCTTATAAACATTTCATCTTGAGTTGTGGTATCACCTATAGTTGTTTCTGTTCCAAATAAAACTAAGTGACGATCGGGAGTAGATACTAACATATTTCTAGACGCGGTAGGCGCACCTGTAATAATTGTTGCACGTGTAGCTGTTGCATTAGCGGCATTTGCATTCCATTCAAAGACAGCGCTGTTATGAATTAAAGCAATAAGAGTTCCACCTAAATTATCTAATGACCATAGACCAGGATCTGTAACTCTATCAGTGTTAGATGCTGCTGATCCCCATCCAGTCCAACTCGATGTATTAGTAATAGTAGCTCCACCACTATGAGCAGCTCTAGTTGAACCCCTGACTGCTCTAGTTATACCTGTAAAACTTGTTGCTGTTACACCTGTATAAGAAATTTCTTCACTACCTACTTGAAAATAATTAGTTCCTGAAGAAGGAAAACCAGTCGTGCTTCCAACATTAATTGTAGTTCCTGATCCACCTGTTCCAAAAGCATTGTCACCTAAACCTGGAGCTGTTAGTGTAGTTGTTGTAGAACCCAATACTTTACCACCCCATAATGATATACCAAAACCATAAGCTCCAACTTGTTCAGCGGGTCCTACGTGGTAGTATCTAAAATAAGTAATACCTCCTGAAGTGCTTGCTCCACTTCCTGTTTCACTACTATCAACTGTAATTTTAAAATTATCCGCATCCACTATTTCTGTAACCATAAATTTTTTGTCACAAAATGTAGCAGATGTATAATTAGAATTAGTTATTGCACTAAATGTAGATGTGTCGCCAAATAAACATATATCTCCTGCGCTAAAACCATGAGATGAAGCGGTAATAGTTACAGTTGGTTGACCATTGGTAGTACTAAATGCATTTGAAATAGCTGTTCCTGATGGATTAACTAATGGGTGAATGTCATAAAAAACTCCACCTGTATAAGCATATAAAATTCTGTTTGTTCCAATGATGGCATATTTTTGAGAGTCGTTACTAACCATATGGTGTAATGCTCTTGCAGCACCTGTTAGTTTACTTTCTCCTAGTTGTTGCCATCCTCCTATTTTTTCAGGAGTACCATATCTAAAACGTACATTTTCTCCACCAGTCCACTGACTCTCAGCTCCTGTTGGTGTAACCTGTTTGTTGAAACCTGGTAAAAAAGCAATTTTTTGTAGCATATAACTCCATAATATTATGCGTTCCTCATCGGAGGAACACCTAACATCGGCCTTTTGTCGAACCTATTCTTTTCAGCAAAAGGACCATTTACATGGTTATAGTGAAGAAATACTTGTCCGCAAGTACTACCTTCAAACGGTTCTCTCCAATGCTCTAATTCGCATCCACTATATACTAGCATATCTCCTACTTCAAGTAAGACTTTAGTGCCTTTTGGAGCGTTGGGTTTATGTATGTTTTTGTATTCATCTATAACTGTATCGGCACCTGTGCCATCAATAAATATAGGCCAAGGATCGCCTCCTAAATTTAACGTAGTTGATATTTCACAACTAGGTCTATCTTTATGACGTTTTAATATGTCCCCGTTTTTGTAGATTCTAGCATAAGAATAAGTAGGTATTAAATCCAAGCCTGTTTCTTTAGCCATTACAGGTAGCATCTTTACTAACAATGTTTCCATCACAGGGTCTGCATAATGAGAATATGTATTTGGAACTTGTTTATCGGTCCAGGTTCCTAGCATACCATTATCCCATGTTATGTTATTTTCGTACATAAATTTAACGGCATCTCTCTTAAGTAAGAAATAGTTAAATATAAAATTAGCCAGCTCATAGTTAAGAGCGCCTTTAATTACATGATATTTATTAAATTCTACCATAT